GGCATCACCTACAGCTTCGCGCCATTCGCCGTATCATCCGGCGGAGGTGCTCGCGGCGGTGACCGCTCCAGCGCATCACTCGTGGCTGGTACGGATGCACTGTCCGTCAACCTATTCGCCGAAGCGGTGCAGAACCGCTACATGCTGGAGATCAAAACCGTCAGCCTTGATCCGTTGACCTTTACCGATGAAGCACTGACTGCATCTGAAATCTGGCGCGTTGCTTCCTACGACATGGACACCACCCGCGTGGTTCTGAAGCTGACATCACCGCTCGATGCCGTCAAAGCGCAAGTGCCGCGTCGCACGCTTAGCACCGCATTGGTTGGTGCATTACCCACATCCGGCGCATTGGTGGTGAGCTGATGTGGCGCCAATGGATCGGCCTGCCGCATAAGTTCCGCGCTGATCCACGCAACGGCATCGGCGCCGACTGCTTAATCATGACCTGGAACGTTCTTGATGATGCGGGTATCTCACACCCTGCATTTGATTCAAGCTGGCTTGATTTAGCTGAGAAAGGAGCGCATCAAGAGTTAATGCAATTTTACGAGCAAAGTACAATACCGTTAGACGCCCCAGAGGAGTACGCGGTTACTTTGTTCTCCACTGCGCGAACAATCGGCGTTGGCATTGTTGTTGATAACGGCTTGCTCCACGTCCACCACCGCCGTGGCGTTCAATGGATGCCACTGGACCGTTGTAAACCGCTGAAATTCAGGAAGTTCAAATGATGCTGCCTTCTGATCGCTACCTTGCCGACATTCTTGGTCTGACGGAAGAGCAGTACCGTCATTTTCAAATTGAGGTACGAAAACGCGCAGCCGAAGGCCCGCAACCTGCGGTAGTAGCTGGACTAGAGACTGCCACCGTAATCGCCATCGCCAACCTTGTGATCGGCCTTGGTGCGTTGGCGGTTTCGGCGCTACTCAAGCCAACAGTTCCGCGACCCGGCCAAGCACCAGGGCAGCCACGTCAGACGCAGGACATTACCGATCCGATCATCCGCAACAGCAGGTTTGCGCCACGGTACGGATTCGACAGTCAGCAGGATATTGCCACACTCGGCAGTATCATCCCGATCGTTTACGCCAAACGTGAATCGATCAGCGGCAGCTACTACGGCGGCATCAGGATCAACATGCCGATGCTGTGGAACCAAATCTTGAGTCTTGGCGGCGGCCAGATGCTGCGTGGTGTGTTCCTTCTTGGTGAAGGCACTGTAAGCAGTCTCGATACTGCTGGATTTGCGATCGGCTCCAATACGCTGCAGGGCTACGTCTTCGACAACAGCTCCGCAACCGAACAAGGCGCTCGTGTCACGGTGTACTTCAGCCCCGATGGTGGCCGCATTGCTGGGACGGATCGCGTTCTTGGTCGCACTGAAGCTAACGATGACGGCAGCTCCAGCAGCTCCGATGTATTTCAGGTGTACTGGAATGGAGGTGAGCAGCAAGACTTCTGCTCATCCAATCGCCCGAGCACGCAGACCACGTTCGGCGTCTATGCACCGATTGGCAATGACCTGATGTACAAGGTCAACCCTGTCATCCGGCCAGGTGTTCGCAGTCAGTACCAAGCAAATACCACCGATGGCCGCCTGCAGGTTGATTGTCCAAACGATGCTCAGCAGATCAATCGTCGCAACAAATTCCGCGCTGACTTTTCAACTTTCAGCGGCATTATCGGAGATAACACTGAGCAGTCTGTCGCTGTTGGGGATTCGCTGACTTACAAACTGTTTTACAACAGTGACTGGGCCACTACATTCGGCACTGGTGCCGATCAGGTTGAGGCACGCGACGTTGCATCATCCGTGGCGTCTTTGCAAAAAGGCTGGGACGACAAGATTGTCGTTGGTGAGGTTTACAAAATCGGTACTGCACTTGCGGTTTGCACAACACGCACCGAAGACCAGTTTGTTTCCGAAGCCGATCTTGATGGCAGCAGCGTTGGTGCGGTCACAGTTAGCGCAACATTCAGTGTCGTTGAGGCTGGACTTGTTAAGGGTTACACCGAAGCGCATTTGATTGACGTTGGTGGCGATGCCGGTTCACGTGAAAAAGCTACAACTGGTGGGCATCTGCTGCGTTATGCCCGAGGCCAGGTTGCTACCACACGCGGCTGTCAGGCTGTAGAGCTTGGCTTGAAATCCACGCTCGGCATCAGAATCAACAACCTGTGCAACTTTCGCGACGCTAAGACCTACGAGTTTGCTGACACAAATTACTGCGAAGAGTTTGCGAACGCCGACATCGACGAAATCAAGAGTTCGTTGTACCAAAGCGGTGTTATCACCTCGCCAGTTCAGCGCTACTCATTCTTCAAGATCAAATACCGCGACATTACCAGCAGCAGTTGGACAACGCTGACCCACGCTTACGGTGTCCGCAGCGAAACGCAGCAGTCTGTTTTCAACTACATCCGTTTGGAGTTCAGCAGCATCAAGCAGCGCGAGTTCATGTTTGAACCGCTGTCTGGCTTTGAAATCCGCAACAGCCACTACGGTTCCGGCGCCACGCTGTATGTGCTCGACCCCAAGAAAGGCCGCACCACCGTCAGCGAGAATGGAACGACAGCTGTATTCAATGGCGAATCAGTTGCGTTGAACGAAACCAACTTTGGCATCAACTACGGCAAAGCCGTTGCTGAACTTGACGATGATTACAGCTACGAAGGCCGCACACTGCGCGGTCTGCCGTTAGTTGACACCAATACCTACATCGACGATTACGGCAAACTCGCTGAGACATTTGTTTACTCCGAGATCAATAGCTCCGCCGAGTCTGGCCCCGAGCACGAAATCGTTTACGTCAACGAGATCGTTCCAAACTCGGTAGCGCCACTGTATGACGACCTTGCCTTAGTCGGCATCAACATCCGTTCATCAGCGGAATGGCAGCAGTTCGCGCAGTTCTCCAGCTATGTAACCGGCGGCAAGGAATGCACAAAAATGCTTGGTGGCTCCGGCGCAACCCATCTGTTCCCGGATGTTCTGTACGACCTGATGACAAACACCCGCTACGGCGCTGGTTCGTTCATCAAGTCCTACATGATCGACACCACTGAGTTCGCAACTGCCGCGCAGTGGTGCCTGGATCGCAAGTATTTCTACGATGCTGCCGTCGCAGAACCAATCAACATCCGGCAATGGGCAGCCGACTTGGCCGCCACGCACCTGTTGCAGTCCGGCGAGATCGACGGCAAGTACTTCCTCAGGCCCGCAATCTCGTTCACTGCTGTGTCAATCGCTGGTCTGTTCACCGCAGGCAACATTGCAGAAGGCAGCTTCCAGCTTCAATACTTCGATCCCGAAGACCGCGACCCGATCCAAGTTTCCGTTCGTTACCGTGAAGAACGTCCCAGCAACGATCTGACCAGTCCCGGCCTCTTCCCAGTGGTGCGTGAAGTGCTGGTGCGTGAGGCCACCGGATCCGAGACCGATCCGATCGAGCAGCTTGACATGTCGGCATATTGCACCAGCCGCGCTCATGCGATCGATGCCGCCAAGTTCTTGGTCAGGATGCGCCGCATCCCAACACACACCATTACCTTCAAGACCACGCACGACGGCTTGACCGCAGGCTTGGCACCCGGTGACTACATCAAGGTCGCCATGGATGAAACCGAGTACGACGAGTTCAACAACGGCGTCGTCACACCCGAAGGTGCCTTGGTCAGCACAAAGCCACTGGCAAACGGCAGCTACGACGTGATTGCTTGGGATGGCACCGAAGGTACACCACCTGCCGACATGACATTGAGCGTCAGCGGCAAAACCGCACGACCAACCGGCATCGTTTTCACCGTCAAGCTGCCGTCAACGCAGGTCCGCGTGTATCAGGTGGAGCGCATCACGCCAGATGATGAGGGCACATTTACAATAGAAGCAATGCACATGCCTGTTAACAGCTCCGGCATCTTGGAAGTTGCCGATGGTTTTGATACTGCCGGTAACTGGAAGATCCAAGACTGATGGCAACCACCTTCCCGAGCATCGAACCAACCGCTAGGAGCTTCACCGCACCTGCATGGCAAACCACTACGCAGACTTCTCAGTCCGGCGTGATAACTCGCAGGTTATGGGGCAGCCGCCCGAGCCGCGCCACGCTGTCGCTGCAGTTCAATAACATCAGCGACGCAAACGCTTCCGCAATCCTTAACGCATACAACACCGCAAAAGGTTCAGTCGATAGCCTCACGCTGCCGGACATTCTGTTCAACGGCGCCGATGCCACGCTCACCACATGGCTCGATGCAAGCGCAACAGGTGCTGGACTGATCTGGTGCTTCACCGAGGGCTCCACGCCGCAAGTCGAAAGCGTCGCACCAGGTAGGTCCAACGTAAAAGTCAGCTTGACCGCTGAGCTTAGAATGAGCTAAAGGATATACGTCATGGCGATTAAAACCTCCGCTACTGCTGAATTACGGTTCAACGGCACCGCAATCGCCAAGGTGCGTGATGTCACGCTGAACATCAACCGCGACGCACTGGA